AAGTTATTATATAATAATATAGAAGATAAAATTATAAATTAAAAATGTTCTAATGTGTAAAAAATATTAATAGATAATTTAACAAATTAGAACATTCAAAAAAATAAAATAAATAAAATAACTATTTTTTAAATTTAACCTTTTCGGCTAAATCTTTATCAAAATTTAATTTGCCTGAAATACCTTTAAAATAAAAAGCATATAATCTAGCAATACCCCATTGCGTAGGTGATGAAACTGATGGCCTAGATCCACTTGATAAAAAAGCACCTTTACCCCTTTTAATTACTTCTTTTTGAATTGATAGCGGTATGCCAGTTTTATCGGCAAATTTCTGTGTATTTGGTTTAACATCATCACCAAATTTTTTTTTAAATTTAATTGTATTAGAACTTTCTTTATTAGTTTTTGTTGTTGGTCTTTTTTTTGCAATATCAGCCGCTTTTTGTTTATTACCTTTTTTTAATTCTTCTTTTGTTTTTTTTATATTCTTTTTCTTTTTTTCTTGGTCTGATTTTGATAAACCTTTTAAATATTTATCTGGCACTTTACTCATTATTTATTAATATATGAGATAATATTTATGCTGTTAAAGTTATTTCACCATTTTTAATAACAGCTGCTTTTTCAATACCACAGAATATCCTTAATTCTCTAGCACTATTTTGGCCTGATACTTGTGGTGGGCCTCCTTGGTCTGCCTGTCTGGTATATGTTTTTTGAAATAATATAGGTTTAACGCCAACCTGAGCACCATTACCAAGAACATTAAAGCCGGTTGTGGTTGCATCATAACCTATATAATGTGATGTAGATCTAATATCATTTGCATTTGCGGTTGTTGTGGCATTAGGCATTTGATGACCTGCTACTTGGCCAATAAATACTGAATTTTGATTAACCCTACCATCTGCTCTTGATTTATCACTATCAACATCAAAAGAATATATTTGATTTGGCACCATAAGTGGTTTATTTAATACCTGTGCTAATTCGTTATATTTTCTTGGTGCCTCTTTTGGTGATCTATCATAAACCAATTGGTCGTTAATTCTAAAATTATATGATGATGGTTTAACCAAATCTGTGCTTACATAATCACCTAAAAATGCGTGGGTCTGACCTACATTTTTATCAGCCACCATAATGTTTCGCACGGTCTTACCTGATACAGCAATCTTTCTTTCTATAGGTTGTTCTTGAACCCCAGCAAGACCTGCCAATGCTGGCACATTTGCATTTGTTAAAAGTAGATCTTCATATAAAAATGATAATCCATTTTGGCTCATAGTTTGCTGTAATAAATTATCCATTTTTTCACTAGTATAATATAAATGGTCGCTAATGAATTTAATATTATTTAATGAAACACTAACGGCACTCTGTGCGTCTTGTCCTTGATTTACGCAAGTAATTTTGCCTGGTGCATTTGCGGCCTGTGAATTAAAATTAATTTCTAAATAAACGTGCTCTTTAAGTGCCATTAATGGCAATTGTCTTGATCTCATCATTGGCACTAATGTTGATAAAGGCACTGAAAATAATGGTGTGGTTGCCTCATCTAAGGTAGGTCTTAAAAATGTTGGTGGGTTTAAATTTCTTGTGGCACCGGCATTACCACTAGCAGTCATATCTCTATAAATTAACCTACTATCAGTTTCTTGCGACCATCTATCACCAATAGCACCTGATTTAACCATATCAACATAGGCACGATGTTCTGGCGTTTCAAATTGCCTCATCATAGTAGTATAATGAGCATAATCTTGATTTGATGCCAAAACTTTACCACCTATTTTTAAAAATACACTTTTAATTAATCCGTGAATGCCAGTGTTTAATGGAAAAAAATTAACTGGATCGGCCAATACCCCTAATTGAACCATAGAACCACCATCTAGAATGCCAGTTTTAGGTATTTGAAAAACGGCCTGACTTTGTGTTATTGTTATTGGATCTAGCACTTCAGTCTTAATATTCATATTTTCAATACTAGGTATAGTTGCAACATTCAAAATTTGCGGTAAATTATTCTTTTGAGCAGACATTTTATTATATATTAATAATAGAAAAAAAAATTATTAATAATTAATTAAATAAAATTTTTAAAAATAAAATTGTTCTAATTTGTAAATTTTTCTTATATATATATTTTTCAAGTCAGAACTTTAAGATTGAACCATAATGCCTTGAGGTGAATACATTAGCGTATTTTTTGATAGCACATAAGTATATACAGCATTAGGCGATTTGCCATCTAGATTTGATTGAATTCTTGTGGCATAAGATTGGCCTCTAAAATCAACACCAACCTGCGAAACATTATCTAGTGCCAAACCAATTGCAAAATTTCTATTAGCATCAACACTACTAAAAGATTGTAATCCTTCGGTTTCATAAATTAATTGGTCGTTGCCACCAAAGCCGTGGGTTAATGGTTGATTTAATAAATGTGTTAAATTATAAAATGGTTTAATTGAATTTAATGCATTAATTTCTAGCCCTGTTTGTGGTGCGCCATTTACCGATTGTTCTTGCACGTCTAGATCATAATCTAGGCCTAATTTCATACCACCACGAGAAAATGAAACCTTATTAATAATAACATCACCACCATTATAATTGGCACCGGCCGCATCTGTTAATTGTGGTAGATTGGTGCTAAATCCATCTTGAGCATAGTTATTAGCGTGAGATACAGGCAAGAAATTATGAAATATATTTAATACATTACTATTAGCAATATTATATGTTTGTGTTGCATCATTGGCATCTATTACTGAATATAAATTATTATATGAATTATATGAAAATGAGCCATTGCCAGGCACGGTTAATCTTTGTTGGCCCTGAGCATCAGGTATTAACATATCACCAGTTAAAGATAAATCTTTTACTTGATAAAATGCACCACCAGCATCATTTGCATTAGCACCTTTTAAAAATTGTTGGTCGCTAACCAATTCTAAATTAATAGTCAGACCACGAACACCATTAACGCCCATAGGTATAGCATTGCCACCATTCATCATACCAGTAAATAATCTCATACTAAAATTGATCTCATTATTAACATAATTGCCACCTAAGGCATCTAGGCCTGGTGAAACCTCAACAACCGAATTATTACTTAAATAATCTTCGCTAGAATGTGTTGATGGTAGCACGGTTGCAACCATACGGCCATATTGTCTAATACTTTCTAATGTTTGATTTGTATCATTACTGGCAATATTAACATTTTGAAAAATACCATTAACACCAATTCTAGAATTAAGATCTACGGCAACGGCCGCAGTCCCATCTAGACCATTATTATTTACTTTGGCCCCAGCCGCACTTAATACATTTAATTTACCATTAATACGCACGGTTGATGCCTTTAACAATTTATTTTGGCTACCAATATTAAAGGTAATTATTGGGTTGCCGTTTCTAAAAGAATAAGTATTATTTGCTGGTTGATTTGAAGGCAATATTTCAAACTTTTCAATTTGCACTATATTCATTTGAGCAGACATTTTATTATATATTAATAATAGAAAAAAAATTATTAATAAATAAATTAAATAAAAATTTTAAAAAATAGTTAATGTTCTAATTTGTTAAATTTTCTTATATATAATTTTACGATCTAGAACAATTATTAAGAAACAACTTGAACCATACCTTTAGCAATAACTAATCTTGCCAATTTGTAAATATATGTATTAAATATTTTCTGACTACCGGCATCATAATCTACTTTAAGACTTAGTGTTTCATCTGCCAAATTTGTAATCTGGCCGTATTTATTGAATGCTCTAGCAATAATAAAATTATCGTGAATATTCTGTAATGAATAAACACTGGCACCAAGATTTACTAATGCTTTTTGCAATTCGCTAGTATGTAATGGTTCATTTCTTCTAGCAGTAGATCCACCAACGGCCTGGCTATATCTTTCTAAATTAACCAATCTGCTTGGCACTAATTCATTACCTTTAATAAATTGATAATTTCTAGCATTATCTGGCACACCTGAAAATGATGAATTTTGTAATGATCTAAAAGATGAATTTAATATAGGTTGAACCAATACTGATTTGGCTCTTTCTGCTAATGTTGGCACCTGAATTTGCACTAATCCTTGCGTATTTACTTGGTTATATCTATGTAATTCACTAGTCATATAATCAATTTGAACCCCTTGGTCGCTCATAGATTTTTTAAGCATACCTTCAACATAAGAAGAAGGTGGCGTTACTGCCTGGCATAACATTTCTAAATTACTAATTCTATAACTTGGTGGTTCAATAACTCTATCGGCATTATTTGTTAAATTAGCAGCACTTAATACATTTAATCTCTTTTCTCGGTCTGAAATTTTATAATAAAGTTTAGTATTATTGGCCTGGCTATAATTTGCATTAGCAGGCACATTATCGCCTGTGTTAGATTGTAATATAAATCTAATACCTAATTGAGTGCCACCACTAATATAAAATCCATCAACAACACCTAGCACTAATTCATTAGTAAATTGGTCGTTGCCACCTGTATCGTGATTTAAATATAAAATATCACCAATAGCAAATGGGTTATTTTCTTCGGCCGCAGTTGTTTGTATATTTGTTTCAATACCACCAATATTAGAGGCCGCATTTGCACCATCTCTGCTATAAGCATCCTGTGCTACATCAGCATTAGGTGCGTGGCAATTGGCAATGCCATTTTCTAATGATCCACCTATAAAAGGTTGGTGTAAGCATCTTAGTGGATCTTCTGTATCTATTTGAATTCTTAAACCATTCATTAATGCAACTGGCACAATACCACCACCAAATAAACCTGCTCTTAATTGTAAATATACCTCAATTTTTCTAGCAGTTCTTGGATCTGTATTAGCATTTAATCTTGTTGTTGTGCCTGTTAAATCATTAGGCGCGGCATAATATAATGAAGCACCACTATTATTTGCATCTTGTTGCACCCCTTCAAATAATTCTCGTTTATGATGTATTGAACTTTGCTGGGTATAAGGTCTTAACATAGCAGCCTGGGCATTATAATCTTCTAAATTTTCTAATGTTGTTGTATTGCCACCATCTCTTAATAATACATTTCTAAAAAGAGCGTGAGCACCTGCCTTTTTATCAGGCACAATAACACCTCTGGCATTTGTAATTTCTAAATCAAATTTTAAATATGTTTCATTAGGATCAACAAAACCAACAAAAGAAGGGATTAATAGTCTGATTTGGTCTAATGGTAAAACATCACTAACCACATCAGGCTTAACTGATTGTGATTTAGAGGCCACATAAACATTTTGATTATTTGCTTTAAACATTTTTATATATTAATATTAG